TTAAAAATTTAACAGATCTTTATCTACAGTATAATCCAAATAATATTTTAGCCCTTCAGTCATCTGATTCATATTTTAAATCTTTATCTTTGTCTATTTTTGATCATATCCCCGTTTGTGGAACTGGCTATGACATCTCCCCACCAGAAAGCAACCCAACAGAACAAGACAAAACTAAGTGGATAAAAACACCCAACTGTAAGTCAGTCTACATAGACCCGTATACGGGAGACCTGATTATTAATTTAGTTAATGTTAAAGAAAATGAGCGGGTAGAGGTTCAGATTCTTGCTGATGGAGAAATTTTTAATGATACAATGTATGATGGGAGTAATTAATGATAACTAATATAGGTAAAAATATTTTAGCCAAGTATCTTGTAGGACAGACCCAATCATATGCCTCACACATTGCTGTAGGCTGTGGACCCACCCCAGTGGCTTCTGACGGGGGTAATTTGGGAGACTACGCACTAAAGAAGTCCTTGGACTTTGAGATGTTCCGTGTTCCAATTATATCTAGAGGTTTCGTAAATGAGGACGGTATTGACAAGGTAGTCCTGACCGCAGAACTACCGACAGAAGAAAGATATGAGATAACAGAAGTTGGAGTGTTCTCTGCTGGATCAAATCCAATTGCTGGATCTTTTGATAGTAGAACTGTTTATTCTTTTGCAGACTCAGATAATTGGCTATACCAACCACTTGGTGCTTCTGCTATAGATATTCCAGTTAGATATGGTCCTCTTGATGGTGATTCCGAAAACGGTGTAATAAATGAAGCAGCCACTGTCTTTGCAACAAATGCAGACAATAGAATTTTTACAAACCCAACTAGAATAGCAAGAAATGAAAGATGTAGATTCTTAAACAATATAATTGCAATGGCTGGAAACACTTCTACACTTACAGCAACATCACTTGGTAAATTACAAATTACTCCTGGATCTAAGTTTATTAGATTAAATGAAACATCTGTAGATTTTACAAAAAATAGTCCATTAGATGAACTAAGGCTTGCATTCTCCGTTGTAAGCAAAAGCCCTAGTGCAAACACGGTCCCAGACAATGTTAAAGTTTTACTTGAGTTTTCTTACACTGGCACAAACAATACTAACGAGTATGCAAGGTTTGAGGTTAATATTGATGATATAACTAATACTACTGGAACAGCAACAGACAAAAGAAATCTTGCAACAAACAGATACCTAGTAGTAAAAAAAGCGTTTAAAGATTTGGTTAAAACAGATAACTTTGATTGGAGAGAGGTCTCTGTGGCAAAAATTTATTCTTGTGTTACTGAAGCAGGATCTCCGTCTAATTTGTTTTATGTTTGCTTAGATGGATTAAGATTAGAAAACACATCATCTACAAACTCTTTGTACGGCCTTACAGGATACTCTGTAATTAAAAGTGTTGGTGCAAAGCCAATTATAAAGTCAGCAAACACAACAAACTATATTGAATTTAGATTTGCTTTGGGTGTTTAGTTATGGCAGACAAAGGAATAAGAAACATTGTCATTAAAAAAGATTTGCTTGGCAGAGTAACCTTTTCAAACTCAAGAGTTGTTAGATTTAGGATTGTTGCAGAAGATCAAAATAGAAAATCGGCATTTTCAAAAATTTTTATTACTAATTCACAGGATGTTGTATTTGGTACAGGAGATCTTAATCTCGTTGGCAATACTGTTCTTGCAAACTGGTCTGTTAGCCAGGCATCAACACAAACAGAATATGACATTTTTGTAGGATTTGATGGAGCAACACCAACATACTCAGGATCTACAACATCACAAAATTATTCTTTTTTAAAAAATGGAACACAGTCTGTAAGGGTAGTTGTTCAAGTTGCCTCTATTAGCCCAAAACTTGCAGACGTATATGATCAGAATAATGTAAAAACAAACCACTTAGAGGTCTATTCTAAAACCTTGAGTCTGGTATAATTATAGTATGGCAATTTTACCCGTACCAGAGCGAGGACAACCTTTAGACGTAACATATATCTACCAGATTGTTAAGGCTATTAATGATCTTTCCGTTCAGGTCTCTCCATCAAACTCTAAGTATGTAACAGTAGATACTCCAAATGCTGGAAAGCAAAGCGTTAAGGCATCTGAAGCAAGAGTTATTGGGGGCTATGTTCAGGTTACAACAAGCACAACCCAGACTGCTGGAGCCTCTCAGTCATTTTCTTATGACTTCCCAAGCGAGTTTAAGTTTGCTCCAGTAGTAACAGCAACACCAGTAAATGTTGGAAATACTGATGCTGGTAAAGACGTAACTGTTACACTCAAAAGCGTTTCAACCTCAAAGGTTGAGGGAACTATTAAGTTCAATGCTGGAGGAGACACAAGCGTTGGTATCAACTTAGTAATCATTGGAATACCAAATTAATGATCAAATGTCAAAAATGTAACGGAAGAATGTTCATCGATAGACAGTATACAGAGATAAACAATCTAGAGTTATATTGCATTATGTGCGGATTAAGAAAATTTTTTCATCCGCCTAACAATTCTCAGGAGGGCCGATGGCTACTAAAAAAGGAACAATTGAGAGCGAAAAATACAATGAGTCACCTGTAATTCCAGGTAACAAAAAGGTTTGGTTTCTTAATGGAGACCTTGTAAGGATCCATCACATAAATAGATCAAATGGAATAATGTCTGTTTATAATATTACAAAAGATCAAATAGAAAGTTGCTTGATCGGAGACTTCAAAAACAAAAGAGAACGAGCCTACACTGTAGGCCAGACTGCTGATTTAGTTAATCGTCATAAAAAATATATGCCTGATTTAATGAAGAGAGGCGTAATCCCTGCACCTACTGGATCTCAAAAGGGTGGGGCTAGAGGTTTTCAAGTAAGATCATATTATTCAGAATCGCAGGTAAAGGCAATACGTGATATACTTGCTTCATACCATATTGGTAGACCAAGAAAAGACAAATTAATAACAAACGATATTACGCCCAGCAAGCAAGAGTTGACACGCAGGATGGGCGATGGTATACTTACTTATAGGAAAACAGAAGATGGAAGGTTTGTTCCAATCTGGAACGAGTCTATTTAACGAGGGGTATAAAATGGAAAACGAAGAGACAAAGGTATCCGTTACACTTGGATACACGCTTAATCTTGGCAACTTTCAATCACTAAGACTTGATCTTGGAGTTGTTGATTCAAAGCGCAACGGAGAAAATATTGATCAGGCTTTTGAGCGTGTCTACAAGTTTGTTGAAGATAAACTTACAGACAAGATCAAAGAAGCACAAGAAGAGGCTGCTGAAGCATAATGGCCGAACGCAAAGACCGTATGGCTTTGCTTTCAAGATACAGCAAGTATCATACCGCAAGGTACGAATCAAAGCCATCTCTTAATCTAAATGTAGAGCAGTGGGCTTCTGATGCCCTTGTAGAATCATACACACTGCCAGGATGCTACGATATACTTGAGTATTACTTTACCGTTTCGGAAACCCCCTCATGGAATTACTTTGCATACAATGCAGAGAAAATATTACAGGCAAAGAAAGATAGACTAAAGGATAGTCAAGAAAGAGCAGAGCGTAGGAAAATGGCAAAGGAGTGGTTAAGTGAATAACACAGAAGCAAAATTACTTACGGCTGTTTTAAAAGATAAGCAGATCCATGTTCTTCTTCAGGCAAATGTTGACAACCTTCTAAGAACTCACGGAGACATCTGGAACTTTGTAAGATTATATTTTGAAAATAACTCAGCCCTTCCACCAACAGAATTGGTTACTGAAAAGTTTAGAGACTTTGAGCCTGTGGCTGGTATCGGTGCCACAAAGCATCATCTTGAAGAACTTCAAGGAGAATATTTAACAGATAGCCTTAAAGACATTATTAGATCCGCAGCATCTGAGATTCAGAACAACAATGGAACTGGGGCTCTTAACGAACTCATTACAAAAACCTCAGAACTAAAAAAGAATACTGCTGCAATTCGTGATATCGATGTTACAGACCTTGAGTCAGCAGTTGCTTATTTTGAAAATGTAAAGAAGCAACAAGCACTAGGTCATATTGGCATCAAGACTGGCTTGCCAGGATTTGATAACTATCTGCCATCTGGGATTATGCCAGGGCAGTTAGGAGTCTTCTTGGCATACCCAGGTATAGGAAAGTCTTGGTTAGCCCTGTACTTCGCTGTGCAGGCATGGAAGCAGGGTAAGACACCCCTTGTAATATCACTTGAGATGTCAGAGACAGAAGTCAGAAATCGTGTATTCACCATTATGGGAGAAGGCCGTTGGTCTCATAGAAAGATTAGTAATGGTGAAATTGAGATTGATATGCTAAAGGAATGGCATGCAAAGCATCTTCAGGGTAAGCCAGAGTTTCATATTATTTCCAACGATCAGGGTGGAGAGATTAATCCATCAGTTCTTCGTGGAAAGATTGATCAATACAAGCCAGACTTTGTAATCGTTGACTATCTTCAATTGATGGCTCCTAATCAGAAGTCAGAAAATGAAACGGTACGAATGAAGAACCTTTCAAGAGAACTCAAACTAATGGCTATTGGCGAAGAGGTTCCTATCATTGCTATCTCATCTGCTACCCCAGATGACGTTAACGACCTCTCTACGGTACCTACACTGGGTCAAACGGCATGGTCTAGACAGATTGCTTATGATGCTGACTGGGTGCTTGCATTAGGCCGTGGGACAAACAGTGATATCATTGAATGTGCATTCCGTAAAAACCGTAATGGATTTATGGGAGACTTCCTAGTCCAGTGTGACTTTGACAAGGGATATTATAGATATAAAGACTTTGAGGATAAAAATTAAGATAAGTAGTTATAATATGGTATGTCAAAAAAGAACAGTGGTTCATACCATCACAAGCCAATTAAGAGGTTTTACCTTGATGGAATAATCCATGACGATTCAATGATCGGAAGACTTAAAAATGAGTATGTTCGGTTATTAACAATAGAGATGAAACTTAGTGGATATGTTCCAAGACTTGATCTTGACCCAGACTTCACTATAAGGTATAATGAGATAAAGAACTTTTTTGAATTTGAGTTATCAGTGCAGGCAGTCTACGCAGGGAAAAGGAAAAGCGAATGGATAGCAGGAATAGACGGAACCAATCCAATATTTATTCTGCAGAGCAAGTCAAGCGAGTCCTTACAGGATCGGGTATTACCGTAGAGTCTGAACTTGATGCAGACTTTATGATCTTTTGTCCATTTCACAACAATCACAGAACCCCAGCAGGAGAAGTACAAAAAGGTAGCGGAATGTTCTTTTGTTTTTCTTGCCAAAAATCTGCAGACCTTATAGAACTAGTTATGCATACCTCTGGAAGAACATATTTTGAGTCTGCAAGGTTTATAAAGAGTAAAGAAAAGTTAAGTAATATTACTACAGAAATTGACAAGGCTCTTGTAAAAGAAGAAGTTTATAAAACCTTTGATGAACTTATTATCAAAAGATTACACAATGGCTTGGTTGCTTCAGAAAGAGCAAGAAATTATTTTAAATACAGAAAAATTGAAAAGACTTCTTGCATAAAGTTTTCATTGGGCTATTCAGAAAAGCAAGATATGGTAACAGTGCCTGTACATAGTCCAGACGGAATCCCCTTGGGGTTTGTTGGCAGATCTGTTGAGGGAAAAGATTTTAAGAATACTCCAGGACTTCCAAAAAGCAAAACATTATTTAACTTGCATAGAGTTAAAAAGTCTGATAGAGTATATGTAGTGGAGTCTTCGTTTGATGCTATCAGACTTGACCAGGTAGGACTTCCAGCAGTAGCAACACTTGGTGCAAACGTATCAAGCACACAAATAGAATTGCTTCAGAAGTATTTCAATAACATTATTGTTATTGCCGATAATGATGAGGCAGGAGGAAACATGAAAGATAGGATAGTTGAAAAACTTTCTACTCGTGTTTCTGTTATCAAACTAAACAATCAGTATAAGGATATTGGAGATATGCCAGATGAAGAACTTAAGAATTTAGAGTTCCAGTTTGACAAATCTATATCTCTTATGCTAAACTAATATAACAAACAAAGGAGAAATATATGAGCGTAGTAAAGGGACTCAAGAACATTAATGCCCTGCTCGACAAGCCAAAGTATGAAAACGACGGGCCAAAGTTAAAGTGGCTAAAACTCGCTGATGGACAATCAGTTAAGATTCGATTTATCGAAGAACTTGATGAAGACTCAGCAAACTATAATGAAAGTCGTGGACTAGCACTTGTTGTTAAGGAACACGTAAATCCAAAGGACTACAAGCGCAAGGCTGTAGACACAATGGAATCAGAAGGCCGTGACTGGGCAGAAGAAATGCACCGCAAGGATCCAAAAGCAGGTTGGCGTGGTCGCCTTCGCTTCTATTGCAACGTATTAGTTGACGATGGAATTGAAGCACCATATGTTGCAATCTGGTCAATGGGTATCAGCAAGCAGTCATCATT